CCAGCAGAAAGCGTGGGACTGGATGAAGCATGCTGAGTTCATTCGAGAAAAAGATCGGCTTGAGCAGATTGAAACATCCACCGATCCCATGACTAAGGATGAAAAACTTATCCAGAATCGGGTACTAATCGACGAGGCTTACCGAATCAGGGACAAAGAAAACTACATCAAGCTAGTGCGTATGGACAATGAAATGCAGGGGCACACAAGGTCTGATGAGCAAGGGGATGCAAAGTTGCAGCAAGGCAACGCCCTTATTGGCGAACTCATGAAGCAGTTGCGGGACAAGAACAAGAACATAAAGCAAGCCGAAAGAGTTATAGATGTCATTGAGGAATAGTTTTTTGTTTTTTTACTTGACAATTATTGTACAATGGTGTATAATGTTCGGCAACTTTTATTACTATGAGTCAATTTATTCCAGCATTTGTCAGTGTACTAAAAGGAGGAACTATAGCAAAGGGAGCGGGAGTTGCGGTAAAAACTGCTGCTATTGCTGCTAACACTGTTAAAGTAGCAACTCCAATAGTTAAGGCGGCAGCCCAATACGGTGGACCTGCTGCGGTTACATCTGCGGTAATGAAAGGGGCTGCGCCAAAGCCACCAGCTACGCCAACTCAAATAAGTCAAGCACCTACAGTAATAGCCGCTGGTGAACAATCCAAAAAATACGAAGGCGACAATCAGATGGACTTGCTCAGCACAATTATAGCTGGGCGGGATAAAAGAAAAAATAAATTAGGATAATGCCTCAAGAAGATTCATCAAGGGCGAGAGCCATCCTTGCTGACTTCAACGACTTTCCAGAAATGGAAAAGTGGAAGTCTTACGCAAACAACATAGCAATTTATGGAGAGGAGCGTAAGTCTGGACAGATTGGTGGTCGCACCGCAGGTCAGATTGACAGCACTCGCATATTTGACACTACGTTCCGTGATGCCCTAGAGGTGTTTAGTGCTGGCATTGTGTCAGACCTAACTCCACAAAACGAGCGATGGCTAGAGCTTGAGTCACAGAGCTTTGACCCAGAGGTTGTTGAAAGCGAACGCATGTTCTATAACGGTGCGTCAGATCGCATTCGCACTCGCATTGGTCAGTCCAACTTTTATCGTGCATTCCATGAGGCAGTGCATAGTGGAGGCATGTTTGGCACGTTCTGCTTGGCTATGATGCCATCCAAGAAACGTGCGTTTAACTTTGTAGAAATTCCATTTGGCAAGTTTAGATTCCGTGAAGATGAAGACGGGTATGCCACCACGGTCTTTCACGAGTGGGACGGCAAGACTGCTGAACAAATTTACGCCTATTTCAAGGAAGACATAGAAGACGGTAATGCAGAGCTTCCAGAAGTTATCATGGACGCAATGAAGGCCGAACATCCTTCTGCTCGCAATAAGAAGTTTACAATCATTCACATGGTTAAGCCACGGCTAGGGTCCGAGGGCAACATACCGGCTGCACCAGAGAACCGTCCGTTCGAGTCGGTCTACATTTGCAAGGAAAGCAGCAGCACAATCCTAGACAATGATGGTCTGTACTACCAGCCCTACATTGTTACACGCATACTTAAAAGCAGGCATGACGCAGGCTTTGGCCGTTCTCCAGGTACGCAGGCATACCCAACTGTTCGGGTCTTAAACCGTGCTATACGGGACATTAGCGTAGCCGTTGAGAAGGGGGTGCGTCCTCCGATGCTGATCCCTAAGGATAGTTCTTATCGAAAGGACGACCGTGCTGGTGGGGAAATCATGTTTGATCCCCACATTCCAAATGGCGTGCCTCAGCCCTACATTGTTCCATTTAACATTCAAAGTGTTGACTGGTTTATTCGCAGGCTAGAAGGGCAGATACGTTCTGCGTTCTTTAACGAGATGTTTAAGTTCTTTACTCAGCAGGAAATTGCTACCACTGAGAAGACAGCGTTTGAAGTTCAGATGCAGGCGGAAGAGCAACTCAAACTCTTTACCCCAATCTTCCAAAACATTGTAGACGAGTGCCTCAATCAAGTTATTGAGAACGTGTTTATCCAGATGTCTTTGGTTGGGGACTTTGATGACTTGCTTGAAGATTCGGGTCTTGAAGACATTAGCAATTTTAGCGTAGTATACAACAGCCGCATTGCTTTAGCAGTTAAGGCACAACGCACACAAGGTCTGCTTAGAGTCGCGCAAGCCGCACAGGTCGTAGAAGCGTTTGTTCCAGGTGCTGGTGCAAGATCCCTTGACTGGGAGCGTGGACTAAAGGAAATTGCCATTAACTCTACGGTGCCTGCCGAAATTGTTAATGATGATGCTACGATAGATCAGCTTAAGCAACGCGATGAGCAAATCGCAATGCTTACTCAGCAGTTGCAGCAATTGCAAATGGCTGGGCAGGCCGTGTCCCAAATGGGCGGTGCTGGTCTTTAATTTATGGAAAAAGGAGAGAAGGACTTAGTTAAAGCATATCAAGAATGCTTTAATAGTGATTACGGCGAAACTGTTCTGGAGCACCTTAAGGATGTTTGTAGAATGAATCAGTTTGGCGTAGACCCGAATGTAACCAATGACGAGCTTAGAAGCTACCACTTACTAAGCCGAATCGTCAACTATATTGAGTACATGCGGGGGCTTGAGAACTTTCAAAGACCTGAAGTGGATGGTCCATTTCGGATAATCAACGAAGTATAATGCCTACAAAGAAAACAGCAAAGAAGGTTACCAAAAAGGTAGCCACTAAAACTGCGTCTAAACCCGAGGGTCCGACGCTTGAAGAAAGACTAGCCATGCCTATTGAAGAAGCTTATCCCGATGCACCTGGTTTATATACCGCATATGGAGATAAGAATCCAGAATTCATTACTTGGCTAAACTATAATTATCCCGAAGATTACAAGATTAGGTACAAGTATAGGTACACTATTCTTGATGATCGAGAGAAACGCAGTGGTCCATCTTTGACTAGACAGTGCGTAGATGCCCAAAGAAGAGGCTTTGAAGATGCCAGGCAAAGGCTTGGTTACTGTGCCGATGAGCATGGTTACGAGGGCATAATCAGGCATGAGTATGAGGTTGGGTACGAAAATGGCGGAGGTGTGCTGTGAGCGAAGAAACAGTTAATCCTTTAGCCGCACAACCAACAGAAGCACCTGTAGCTGAACAAGTCGAGGCGGCACCCGCCGCCCCTGCACAGCCAGTTGCTACTACAAACTTGAAGGATTTTATTGGCGATGATTTGTCGTTCAAGGAGAACATATTTGACAGATTGCCTTTGGAAGAGGGCGAAAATGTTGATAAGTATAAAGCCCTTGGCGATAAATTTAATTCGGTAAGCAGCCTAGCTAAGTCCTACCTAAACTTGGAGCGTATGCTTTCCAAGGAAAAGATGCCCATCCCTACAGACAACGATGGTGATGAGGTTTGGGATCAGGCTTACAAAGCTTTGGGCAGGCCAGAAACTCCACAGGGTTATCAGGCTCCAGAGGGAATAGATCCAGATGCAAAGGCAGCAACTGATGCAATCTTTCATGAAGCTGGGCTTTCGCAACGCCAAGCATCCAAGCTTTATGGTCAAATTGCTAAAGCCCTTGAAGACAACGCTAACAATCAGCAGCAACAGTCTACTCAAAGCATAGAGCAGGCGGTTCAAGCATTGGAAGCAGACTTTGGTCCACGAGGTGGAGAAAGCTATCAGCAAGCTTTGGACAAGGCTCAGGTAGTTGCAAAGCATTTGGGACTGGATGTTGCCGACTTCTGGACCATGCCTGGTTTTGCATCTCGCCTAGCGTCTCAGTATGATACGTTGATGGGGTCTAAGATTAGGGGTGTTGAGAATACTAGCATAACGTCAGCTCAAAGCATTGATGAGCAGATTCATGACATTCAAAACAACCCGTCCAATCCTTACTACACTGCATACCGAGACGGAGATCGTGCTGCTCACCAAAAGGTGTTAAAGCTTTTTGAAGAAAAGTCATCACTAGCTCTTGGGTAATTATTTAAAATTTTACTTGACATTTTAAATAAAATGGTGTATAATATGCGGCATTCCAATCAGACAAGCTTTATGCCCTGTGTCGGAAGCCCCTGCCAGTGTTGACTGGGAACAGGAAATAAACCTGAACTATAACAACTAATTACATTACAATATGTCCTCACAATATCCTAATGCATTCTCACAGAAGTTTGCTTCGGACGTACATATTCAATACCAGCAGGGAGCTTCTCGTCTAAAGGGTAAGCTCGCTGAGCGTAGCATGGTTGGTGGAGAAGCTATGTTTTTGCCCCAGGTTGGAGCAATTACAGGCAGCACCTCTTACACTCGCGGCTCTGATACTGCGTACATTGATACGGTACACGAAACTCGCAAACTCACTGCAACCCCAACTCGTTGGGCAGATCTTATTGATATGCCTGACCGCAATCGTAGCGTTGCCGACTTCCTCGGGCCATACGTCGAAATCGCGTCTGCTTTCTTTGGACGTTCTTATGACTCCACGGTTATCGCGGCTGCTACGGGAACTGCCACTGCTAAGCTAGCAGGATCGACCTCCGAATCTTCGGTTGCCCTTCCTTCTTCTCAACAGGTTGTTGTCAACCTGAGTGGAGCCACTGAGGGACTGACCCTTGCCAAGCTCATTGAAGCCAAGTCTATTCTTGGTAAAAATGAAGTTCCAATGGGTGAGCAGAAATACTTCGTCCACCGCCAAGAGCAGTTGGATGACTTGCTTAACAACGTAGATAAGGTCAGCGATTCTGACTTTGCCGCTGTTAAGGCTCTCGTAAACGGTGAAGTTAGTTACTTCATGGGATTCGAGTTTTGCCCGACTCAGTTGGTTAGCGTTTCCGCTGGCGACATCGCAAGCACGATTGCTTATACTCGCAGCGCTCTTGTTGCTGGTATCACTTCTGCTTTCGACGCTCGCGTTGAGCAACTGCCCACCAAGAACTACTCGTACCAAGTTTGGTGTGAGCAGGACATTGGCGCTACTCGCATTCAAGAAGAAGGCGTAGTAGAGGTACTCTGCGATCAGAGCCCATAGGCTCTTTAAATTCTAGGTTTTCCTAGTCTCTTTAGCTCACCTCCTTCGGGAGGTGGGCCTGGGAGTTTAACATAAAAGAAGCATGGCAGTAACAAAAACCGATATAGTAAATTTGGCGGCAACCCATTTGGGTGA